GAGCGGATGCTCTGCAATAAGAAGTTATAATAAACTCAAAGACTACGAAAAGCAAATTGAAAAGTTTCAGCTACACGAACAGGAGTTTGAACTTATACAAGATAATAACGGTAAGTTAATTGCTCAACAAGAGCAAGTGATATTAACCCAAAAACAGGCTATCAACAATGGATTGGTAGCCTATGTTGATTTAAAGCACCTACAAAGTCAAGTGCGTGTAAGAACTGTAACAAGACTTGACAGTGTGTTTATTCCTTTTATAAAAGATAGTCTTATTACACAGCATGACACAGTATATGTAGATAGCAATCAGCATATAGCTGACTTAACAATCCCAAGGAAGTTTAAAATATCAAGAGAGTTTTTTAATATAGGGGGACACATCAAACCTTTTGGTGTAGTGTTAGATAGTTTAAATGTGTTTAATCAAACTAATATTAGTGTTGGTATTAAGTCACAAGGAATATTTAAAAAACCATTACCTATTGTAAGTGTTGAGCATTCAAACCCTTACATTAAAACGACAGGCTTAGGTAATGTTGTAATAAAAGATGAGAAGAAATTTTATGACCGAAAGTTATTTTGGTTAGCAGCAGGATTTGTTAGTGGTGTAACAACCACTGCACTTATAATTAAATAAAATTAAATGCAATCACCGGACAGGTTTATAGTTCGTCCTATAAAGGGGAAGAGGTATAACAACACTAAAGAAATTGGGGGACTAGAATTTATTACTAGTACTTCAGAAGAGGATGTTTCAGCATCTAATAGAGAAGCTGAAGTAATATCTGTACCTTTAAACTATAAAGGAGAGATAGAGAAAGGAGATGTTCTACTTGTTCATCACAATGTCTTTAAGTTTTATAATGACATGAAGGGTAGAAGGCAGAGTGGTAAAAGTTTTTTTAAGGATGATTTATTCTTTATTGAAGACGAGCAGTTCTATATGTATAAAAAGAATGGGAAGTGGAACGCTCATGGAAGGAATTGTTTTATTAAACCTATACCTGTGAAAGATTCTTTCTTAAAGAAGAGAGGAGTAACAGAGCCGTTGATGGGAAAGGTTAAGTATATTAATAAGGAGTTAGAAGTATTTGGTGTGCAAGAGGGGGATGAGGTTTCATTTCAACCTGAGAGTGAGTATGAGTTCCGTATTGATGATGAGGTATTGTACAGGATGTTTACTAACAATATAACATTTGTAATCTAATGGAATCAAATAAACTTAAACTACAAATAATAGAAGCAGCAAAGAAAGCTGTTAAAGAATTAATAAAGGTAGCACAGGAAGAAATAATAAAGCCTGACCCTGAAGATGAGCTTGCTGCAGATAGATTAAAGAATGCCGCAGCTACAAAGAAACTAGCCATCATTGATGCGTTTGATATATTGAAACGTATTGAAGAAGAGAAAGAGAAACTAGAGTACGAGATTAAAGGAAAAGGTAGAACAGATACAAAACAAGGGTTTGCAGAAAGAAAGTCTAAATAGTTTATATACGGTAGTTAAAGATTACATACCTGAGTCTCATGTTAAAAAAAATAACAAGAGAAAGTCTTGGGCGTATGGGTATAATAAAGAACATGAAGTTATTGTTATATCTAAGGACGGAACTATTGGTGATGTTGTTTACATAAGTGGGCTTTATATTGCTTTGCCATCTTCACCAAAGAGTCTCGTCCCACGAGACAAATCTTATTGGGAGAGACAGGAGTATCCTAAATCATTAGAACGAATAAATACTATATTCCAATGGAATGAAATGCCACGAGATTTTAAAGATACGTGGGTTGATTATATTGAGGAAGAGTTTGATAGAAGAGATAATGGTTATTGGTTTAATAACAATGGAAAACCTACGTATATTACAGGAGCACATTATATGTATTTACAGTGGACTAAGATTGATATAGGTTATCCCGATTACCGAGAAGCAAATAGGATATGTTGTATTTATTGGGAAGCTTGCAAAGCAGACAAGAGATGTTTTGGAATGGTATATCTAAAGATAAGACGTTCAGGTTTTTCATTTATGGGTTCAGCCGAAGCAGTTAACACTGCAACAATGGCACGAGATTCAAGGGTAGGTATATTATCTAAGACAGGTTCGGATGCAAAGAAAATGTTTACCGATAAGGTAGTTCCAATATCACAACACTTACCATTCTTTTTTAAACCTATTCAAGATGGTATGGACAGACCAAAGACTGAGTTAGCTTACAGGGTTCCTGCTTCTAAGATTACTAAAAAGAATATGCACGAGGTAGGTGCAGATGAGATGGAAGGTTTAGATACTACAATAGATTGGAAGAATACTGATGACAACTCTTATGATGGTGAGAAGTTACTATTACTTGTACATGATGAGAGTGGGAAGTGGTTAAAGCCAAATGATATACTAAACAATTGGAGGGTAACTAAAACTTGTTTAAGATTAGGTAGCAAGATAATTGGAAAATGTATGATGGGTTCAACATCCAATGCATTAAACAAAGGAGGTAGCAACTTCAAAAAATTATACGAAAGTTCTAATGTAATGAAAAGAAACTCCAACGGTATGACAAAGAGTGGTATGTATTCTTTGTTTATTCCCATGGAGTGGAACATGGAAGGATTTATAGATAGGTATGGCTTCCCTGTATTTAGAACTCCAAAGAAAGATATCAGAGGAGTAGATGATGAGATGATTGACTTTGGTGCAATAGACTATTGGGAGAATGAAGTTCAATCACTAAAGGGAGACCCTGATGCATTAAATGAATTTTACAGACAGTTTCCTCGCACTGAGTCACACGCATTTAGAGATGAGAGTAAAGCATCAATATTTAATCTAACAAAGATATATCAGCAGATAGATTACAATGACTCCTTAATAAAGGAGCAGCATACTACACGAGGTTCTTTTCATTGGTTGAACGGAGAAAAAGATACCAAGGTTGTATTTAGTCCTGACAAGAGGGGTAGGTTCCTTGTAAGTTGGACACCTGAAAAGGGAATGCAGAATAGAATGATAGTAAAGAACGGAATTAAATATCCGGGTAATGAACACATAGGTGCATTTGGTTGTGACTCTTATGATATATCAGGAGTTGTAGGTGGTGGTGGTTCTAACGGAGCGTTGCATGGTGTAACTAAATTTAATATGGACCATGCACCAAGCAATGAGTTTTTCTTACAGTATGTTGCACGACCACAAACTGCAGAGATATTCTTTGAAGAAGTGTTAATGGCTTGTGTGTTTTATGGTATGCCTATACTTGCGGAGAATAATAAGCCAAGACTACTATATCATTTTAAGAATAGAGGGTATAGAGGGTTCTCAATGAATAGACCTGATAAGCTATATAACAAGCTCTCTAAGACAGAAAGAGAACTCGGTGGTATACCTAATAGTTCTGAAGATGTTAAGCAGTCTCACGCATCCGCAGTTGAATCTTATATTGAGAAGTATGTAGGATTAGATATTGAAAGTACATATAGAGATGCTGATGAAATGGGGTCAATGATATTTACAAGGACATTAGAAGATTGGGCAAAGTTTGATATTAACAATCGTACAAAGTATGATGCGACTATTAGCTCAGGACTAGCCGTTATGGCTATACAGAAGCACTTGTATCAGCCTGAAAAAAAAGAGTCAAAAATAAGCATTAACTTTGCTAGGTATAAGAATAAAGGAATTTACAGTGAATTAATTAAGTAATGGAAGAAGTAAAAATAAATATAAATGATGTAGGTTTTCCCAATCAGTTTGTGTCTGATGCTGAGAAAGCAACACAACAATACGGGCTACAGATAGGTCAGGCTATTCAGTACGAGTGGTTTAGAAAAGATGGAAACCAATGTAGGTTTTATAATCAGTTTGCAAACTTTAATAGACTGCGTTTATATGCAAGAGGTGAACAGCCAATAGGTAAATATAAAAATGAATTAGCTGTTGATGGAGACTTATCTTATCTTAATCTTGATTGGACTCCTGTACCTATACTCCCTAAGTTTGTAGATATTGTAGTTAATGGAATGGCAGATAGACTTTTTAAAGTAAATGCATTTGCTCAAGATGCAATGTCACAAGCAAAGAGAACTAAATATCAAGACATGGTTGAAGGTCAGATGGTAGCTAAAGATTTATTACTTAATATACAGGAGAATTTTAAGGTTGACCCCTTTACTATACCTCCTAACGAACTACCTTCTACTGATGAAGAGATGTCATTATATATGCAGATAAATTATAAACCTGCTATAGAGATAGCAGAAGAAGAAGCAGTAAATACTTTACTTGAAGCTAATCACTACCAAGACTTAAGAAAAAGATATGACTACGACTTAATGGTTTTAGGTGTTGCTATGTCTAAGCATGAGTTTCTTCCGGGAGCAGGGGTAGATATTTCTTATGTGGACCCTGCGAATGTAGTATACAGTTATACAGAAGACCCATACTTTAAAGATTGTTTCTATTGGGGTGAAATTAAAACACTTCCTATTAGTGAGTTAATGAAGATTGACCAAGACTTAACTAAAGATGATTTAGAAAAGATTAGTCAATCAAGTCAGAATTGGTACAACTATTACAACGTAGCTCAGTTCTATGAGAATAGTTTATTTTATAGAGACACTTGTACTTTATTATATTTTAACTATAAGACTACAAAGAAGATAGTTTATAAAAAGAAAAAGTTAGATGGAGGTGGAGCAAGAGTTATTGAGAAGGATGATAACTTTAATCCACCTGAAGAAATGATGGACGAAGGAAACTTCGAGAAGATAGAAAAAACTATTGATGTTTGGTATGATGGTATAATGGTAATGGGAACTAACATTATATTAAAGTGGGAGCTTGCAGAAAATATGGTAAGACCAAAGTCTGCTACCCAACACGCTCTACCTAACTATGTAGCAGTAGCACCTCGTATGTATAAAGGAAACATTGAATCTCTTGTAAGAAGAATGATTCCTTTTGCTGACTTAATTCAAATAACACATTTAAAAATACAACAGGTATTATCTAAGGTTGTGCCTGATGGTGTGTTTATAGATGCAGATGGGTTGAGCGAGGTAGACTTAGGTACAGGAAATGCTTACAGTCCTGAAGATGCATTAAGGTTATACTTTCAGACAGGTAGTGTTATTGGTAGAAGCTATACACAAGACGGTGAGTTTAATCAAGCACGAGTCCCTATTCAAGAGTTGAATAGTAATTCAGGTGCATCTAAATTACAAATGCTAGTCAACAACTATAATCATTACTTGAATATGATTAGAGATGTGACAGGTCTTAATGAAGCAAGAGACGGGTCTTCACCTAATCCTGATGCATTAGTAGGTGTACAAAAATTAGCAGCGTTAAGTTCTAATACAGCGACAAGACATATTCTAGACAGCAGCTTATATATTTATAGAACCTTAGCAGAAGGTCTTACATATAGAGTAGCTGATATACTAGAGTATTCTGACTTTGCTGACGAGTTCACTAATCAAGTAGGAAAGTATAATGTATCTATTTTAAATGAGATTAAAGATTTATATATTTATGACTTTGGAATTTTTATTGAAGTGAGTCCGGATGAAGAACAAAAGGCAATGCTTGAGCAAAACATTCAGATGGCTTTATCAAAGAATGATATTAATCTTGAGGATGCAATTGATATTCGAGAACTTAAAAATCTCAAACTTGCTAACCAACTTTTAAAGTTGAAAAGAAAACAGAAGCAGGAGAGAGAAGAAAAAATGCAGATGCAGCAGCAAGCTATGCAACAGCAAGCACAAATGCAATCACAACAGATGGCTGCTCAAGCTGCCCAACAAAAAATTCAATCTGAGACACAATCTAAAATGCAGATTAAGCAAGCTGAGATAGCTTTTGAAATTGAAAAGATGCAGGCTGAAGCTAAACTCAAAATGCAATTAATGGCTGAAGAGTTTGAGTATAATCAAAAGTTAAGAGATATTAGTGAGAATGCTTTACAGAGTCGAGAGAATCAAAGAGAGGATGCTAAGTCTGAAAGAATCAGTAAACAAAACTCACAGCAATCTAGATTAATAGACCAACGAAAAAATAATTTACCATCTCAAGATTTTGAAAATGAAATGCCAAATGTAAGAAATAGTA